CTGTCAACATTCATGCCCAAATCCATGAGATTCTTGTAACTTTCTTCTGCTTCCACGGCCAACTTGTCCAATTCTAGATCTGATAGTTCTCCCAATCCTTTAACTTGTGGCAGTGCGGCCGCAACCTTGTCAAATTCCGCATAACTTTTTTGCAAGTTTTTCTGTGTTTGTGGATCTAAGTTCTTAGTAGACGGATTACCATTTACTTCTTTGACCTTCCTGTCTTTTTCTTTTTTGTCTACTTCTTTGAATGCCTCTTTGACATTTGGTAAATTTAATATGTCCTCAAGTTTCTTTGTCATGTTTTTATTTACTTACGTTTACCGTTGTGGAACAACTGTTCTTCTGATACTACTCTAAAACGTATTTTCCTTTGCTTGGCATATGCATTCGCGGCCTCCCATTTGGCCATGTTTATCACAACTTGTTTTTTCTTCGCCTGACTTTTACCGGCATATTGCATGGAGGCCTGACTCATTGGTTTAACTTCAACCATTTCTGCGTGTTTCCTTCCTTGTTTGTCCTGATACACTATGAAGAAGTCAGGTACGTATACGGTGTACTTGCCAGTGAACGGGTGCCTGTAAGGAATCTTTATTGATTCACTAGCCCATTGGTAAACGTTTGGATGTTCATCACACAATCTCATGAAAGAGTGTTCCCAACTTGACCTATAAGTGGGTGTTTTTGTTCCCACGTATTTCTCTTGATTCTTGGGAGAGAACTTGCCCCTAGCAAATCTCGGTAACATTAGTCTATGATGTTTCTAGATACCGTCTCTTTGGTGGTCAGTGTTTTCCTTACACCTAACCTACTTGACTTGTATCTGTTGGCGTTTAGTATTATGGTAATCAACTCAGACAACAGTGCCGGGGTGGCGTATGTCAATTGATCTAAAATCTGCTGAGGTTTTATATTGTCTATTTTTGCTTGTGACATGATTGCATACGTAGTCGCTTCCGCGGCCTCCCTTGAAAAGTTTCTCTTTACAAAAAAAGCAATAGTGCTGTCGTATTCACCAACATTGAATTGAAAATCTGTTTGATAAGCAGTAGTCGTAAGTTTATCAATTGTGTTTTGCAGATCGTCGCTGACTTTAGGTGGTAAGTTTGTATAGAATTCGGCCATTATAATGTTGCTTTCTCCGTTGCTATTGACACATCTTGTGTTTGTCTTTCAATTTTTACATATCCTTCTGTGACCAATTTCCTAATATCTGTTATTGATTTACTAGTGTACACATTTTTCACATTTGTTGACGATGCTTCATACTCCAGATTAGATTCTGCCACTGTAAGTCCTTTCCGAGATCCTATGTCCCTGAAATACAGTGCGGCGGCTATCTCATCTCTTACGCTTTCATTGTTTGATGCAAGATTAAAAGATTCGTCTGCACCTAGGAAGTTCACGTTATCCACTGAAGAATTTGTTATCACGGTGTTATTGGCTTGTTGTTTATTGTCGGCTGTACCCCTGGCCGATGCTATCGCAACGCCCGCCGCCACTGCCGCACCCACACTGAACTGTGCCACAGGATTTGTAATAGTGCCTGCTTGTTTGCCGACTTCGAGGACTCCGTCTTTCGCTATTCCTTTGAGCTCTTCTTTGACATCTGATTTCTTAATTTTCTTAGCATTATTGTAAGTGTTAGATGCCGAAAGTATGGCACCTAGGATGTTTCCATTATTTACATTCCGAATGACTGACCCTATGCCATCAACAACACCACCCGGACCAAAGACACTGTTTGTGCCTCCACCTAGCACGGTTAGGGGACTTGGTGATTGGTCATAGTTTATTGTGGCAAATCCAGGCACGTTATTCTTGTTAATGATTCCTGATTTGTAAATTACAGTCTCATATAAAATCTGCATTGAATTGTTCAGTACACCACCGCCGTCTGCCTGGTCTAAATTATCATGCGAGAAGGAGCCTATTATAGGATTCACTAATGTCATTGAGGTAAATCTTTGTTTGTGTAATACAAAAATCTCTATGCCTTTTAGATATGGTTTTCCCGTTTTTGCTGGCGTGTCCATACCAAATTTGGTTGTCTTCCTAGCACTACCAAACTTGTAGTAATCGTCTTTGGTGTTGGATATTGTAAGGTCTGAATTCATACTCACTGAATCAGCGATATGATATTCGTAGTATTTTTTCCAAAATGCATTCACAGTGTCTGCATGATCATCGTGGAAAGTTATATTGACAGGTTCGTAAGCGATCCTGGTCGCGGCATACATTTTTTTGTTGTATTGTACTTTTTCTTCAACACTCATGTTATATTTTGGTAGGTCACAGGCCTTCACTAACATGTTTAGTTGATATCTCTCATTAGAGTTGAATCCTCCTTGAAACAATGTCTCATCTGTGTTGAAGACCACATGGAACAGAAACTTCTGTTTCGGCATCAACCTGAAATTGTCGTCTAAATACAACCTCGATGCGTGTTGGTAGTCTTTCATACCTGGTAATCCGTCTTGGAAACCTTGTAGCAAATTGTTTATACTTGGCATACTGTTATTTATAGTCACAAAAAAAGCGCCTATAAAGACGCTTTTTTCACTTTATAATTGCTAACTTAATTTTTTATTACTGTCCACCACCAGTACTTAACGTACCGATCGTTCTAGCCACTGCTGTTCCAATTCCTGTTCCTGTTGGAGTTTGGATTGCGTTGTCGTATCTAATTGACATCGTGATAGTTGCTGGATCTGAAGTTGCGTATGCTAGGGTGTTGTAGTTGACGTTCTCAATGTATGCACCATACAATTCAAATGTTTCTAACACATTTGGTGCACTTGCGCCGTTACCACCGTCTAACATTTCAATTCTAGTTGTGAATTTGTAATCAATACCAGAAGCCGCACTTGATTGTTCAAAGAAGTCGAACTGTTTCTGGATCTGTTCACCAACCAGTTTAGTGACTGAGTTATTCACGTCATCTCTTAAAGTGATTGTGATTGGATCCCAAGTGTGTTTACCTGCTACATAAACTTTTGAGTTGTACACGTCTAGTGTTACATTGTCAAAAGTCAAGTTAGGTCTTGTGATATCAATAACTTGTTTTGTAAGTTCTGATCTTGGTGTTGTTACTCCAAAATTCTCCAGGATTGCTCTAAAACGATACTGTAGTTTCGGCATCAATAAACCTTGTGATGCTGAGCTTTGATCGTTTGCTAGTGGTACTGTAAATTTTGATAAAGTTGATATTGCCATCTGTTTCTCCTATTTATTCAAAATTAGTTCCCTAACTTTGCAATTTCTCCTGTGTTTTTGATTCTCAACGGTATGTAAATGAACTCAACTGATTTGATCGGCTCAATTGCAATGTCTACATACAATTCATTTCTGTCTATCCTTGTAGATGTGTTGTTTGTGTCATCACAAACTACTAGGAAGTCGAATAACGCTCTTTGTCCAACTAGTTCCAACAAGAATGATTCAACTGCCTGTTTGATTTCATTTCTTGTCAATTCATCATTTGGTTCAAATATGAACGGTTTCGCAATAGCATCTAATTGGTTTCTTAGGTACACTGCTAATCTTGAAACGTTTATTCTGTCTAAGGCCGAACTTGCAGTTGTTCTTGTCAAGTTACCGAAGTTTACAATTCCTGCTCCTGCGAAGAAAGTAATTGGATTTATCTTCACTTCGTGCATTGAATCTCTCACTGACTCCGTAACAGATATTGTTTCAAATTCTCCAGAACTTGCATCAATGTAACCAACTGATGTAGCGTTGTCAACAACACCCCTTCGTGTTCCTGATGGAGCGAACCATGGGAAAGCGATATTGTCATTGTTTGCTAAAGTTCTCATCATCATGTGTGACGGTGGAACAACAATTGATTTTCCTGCATTGTCTGTCGTAAAACCAGAAGGATAAAACACACCCAAGTAATCACTTGAGCTTACTAGGCCATCTTCGCCGTTGTCTAATGCACCGGCTGTGTTGTTAGCGTAGTTTTGTATCTTAGTTGAAGTACCTTCTAATCTTAAAGGTGTGTCTCCAACTACAAACGCTGTGTTGTTTCTATCTGTGTTTAAATTAAGCATGTTTGCGATCAACTCTGGATAACCAGGTGTTGCAATAACATTGAAACCTCTTTGGTCTTCTCTTATCGCTTGGTTAGTGTCAATCTCAGATTTTAATTGTTCAACAATCACTTTTCTCTGTGATTTTCTTCCAAAAGATCCAGAGCCGTCTGCGTTGTTGCTAGATTTGGTCACCCATCTGTCTGGGAAGTAAGTTGCAACTGACTCGTTGCTCTGTCTAACGTTTCCTAAACCTGCTGATCCGCTTCCAGGATACTTCGTAGTTGTGATGTAACTGTTTTTGTATTCTTTAACATTGTAACCACTTCTTCTTGTGTTCCATGCCAATATACCTTGTGGGTAATTTGCAGGATCTGGTGCATCTGGGTCTAAGAAGTCATCACTTAAAAGATCTTTGATTGAGCTGAATGTACCAGCACCGCCTGTAGATAATGAGTCTGCCTTTTCTGCGTCTGTGTGTAATCTCAGATCAGCAAAAACAATACCATCTTCAGTGGTTTGATCTGCTTTGTCAACTAGTTCAAACGCCGCACCTGTTGTAGTTACTGCAACCTGGTTGGCTGTGTTTGTTGAAGTCAATGTTGCCGCTGTGTTGTATCTGTAAAGTTTTGGATAGTTTTCTAGGTCACTAGTGTCAATCCATAAGTCGTTAGTTACAAGTGCAGTACCATCTGACTGTGTAGTCGGTGCTGTTGCACTGAACTGTGGACCATTTGGATCTGTTGTTGCGTACACTTCCAAGTATCCTTTGAAAGTTGTTCCATTGTGTACCATTATGTCTGCTTCGTCTGTAGAAGTGTCATACCATAATGTGCCATCTGCCGGCTCTTGTGTCGGAGCACTTGTTGATGCAGTGTAACTTAATCTCTTCCAGTTACTTGCTATGATACCTGTGTTAGCACTTGAGTCAATGCTGTCGCCTGTTGGAATGTCATACAAGTTGTCAAGTAAAGTTGTACTGTTCGCTGTGAATGTTCCATAAGCGTGTGCAGTTGTCTGGCTGAAACCAGCATCTGCTAATGGAGTTCCTGAAGTGTCAAACATTCTGAACTCACCACCTAATTTGTGCGTCATGGTGATTGCACCTGTGCTTAATTTACTTGCACTAACGTTTGTTAAACCTGCACCGTTCACTGCCGCGATAAAGTCATCAGCACCTGTACCACCTAGTGTTACTGTTACTGCTGAGTTTAGTGCTTCTTGGTTTTTAACTGATTCTTGTATTGTAAAAGTCTCTGAACTTGTGAAACTTGGTGCAGTTGTGTTACTTGTAATTGTAGTAGCACCGCCTTCGTATCTAAAGAATTGAAAGTCTGCAACATTTCCAGTTGAGTCTACTCCTGCTAAACTGTCTGCTCCCATGCTTTCTTCAGTTACATTGTACTGTGCATATAAGTCTCCAACTGTTAAACCTGTTCCACCGTTCGCTGGATCTAGATTAAAGATCGCTGAGTGATGATTACTGTGAAGTGGACTAGCAACTTGAGAGAAACTAGCACTAGATGTAGCGTAAAGTTTAGCCACCAAAGCCGCACCTGAGTTTGCACTTGTAGTCTTGAACCAAACTGAACCGTTTGGTCTGTTCTCGTCTGCAGTTTTCCAAGTTGGTCTGCTAGTGTGTGCCGCTTGTAAAAGTTGAACACCGTTGTATGTGCCAGCAGTGATTCCTAGATCTGCTAATCCAGTACCAGTCTTTGGTTCGATTCTGATTGTGTTTGCACCCGCTGTTGAGTCACCTAAAAACTTACCATTGTGGAATATCTCTAGGTTACCTGTTGTGCTGTTTACACTTGCTGTAACGTTTGTCACGTTAGATCCAATTGCTGTTGCAACATCTGATAATGCTGTTCCACCAAAACTGATTTCTACACCATTTATCTCGATCTTGTCACCACTTGATACTGTAGTTCCTGAAGCAACTGAGAAGATTGGTAATGAAGTGTGCCAATCAGTAGAACCAATATGCACCCAACTGTTACTTGCTGTTTTCTTGTAGATCTTGTTAGTAACGTGTGTTGTGTTAATTGCGTAATCACCAATTACACCTATTGAAGTTTTTGGTGCACCAGTAGACACCGCACCTACTAGATCACTTGTTGAAGTGATAAGCGTTGGAGTAATTGTTGTGAATGTTTGATTAGTTTGTGACCATTCAAATAAACCGTAACTGCTTGATGCAAGGTCAAACCAGTATGTGCCATCTGCCGGAGCCGCCGTTGGTGCTGATGCACTTCCAGTTAATTCCGCTGTGTTCACGTTTGCTCTAAGTATGAATGCTCTGTTGGCGACTCCTAAAAAACTGTAAGCCGCTTGTAGACCGTATTCGTTCAATTCATAACCGTGTAATGAATTGCCGGATGCGTCTTGATAGAATTTTGGATCACCAAAAGTCTCTGTTAATTCTCTTTGTGATGAGATTAGGTATGCAGTGTTGGCGTTAGCAGTTTGTGTACCTGCCGCAGTGCCGTCGCCTGCTCCGTTTTTCTTATCCCCTGATGATGCTACTATGAATAAAGGTGTTGTACCCGCATCTGATGGTACGTAGAAACTTTCGTTTATTACTGAAACCTCTACTCCTGGTGATGTTAATGCCATTTTTCGTATTCTCCTTGCAAGTTACGTATATACTAGAGTTATTTATTCAATCGTATGGTTTTTACGACAAAATTTACCATTTTATTGGTGCCTATATAGGGCACGTAAATACAAACATGCAGTATAGTACTAGACCGTTGTGCAAGGAGTGTAAATCCAAACCCAGGTCGTATGCCTACAGACGTTATGGCAAGGTTTATTGGCGGAGCCGATGTGATACATGTATCAGGAAAAAGTCCGGAAAGAAAACAGGAGGTATCACAGCATTAGATAGATCAGGTTACACCAAAAAAAGGAAATGTGAATTGTGTGGATTCAAGGCCCAGGATAAAGCACAACTTGATATCTTGTTTGTAGATGGTAACTTGAGAAATACTTCAACAAGTAATTTAAAAACTGTTTGCGCCAATTGCCAAAGGCTGACTAGCACTCGAAGACTTGGATGGCGGGTCGGTGATCTTGTCGCTGACGATTAGAGCATCTATCTTGGCATATAATTCTTCTTTTGTACCATTATTTTCGATGACATAATCAAACTCTTCTTTTGCCCATGCGTATTCTGAACTATGTGTGCCCTTTGGTTCAATGTTGCCCTCAACATAGTCAACAAACCAGTCCGGATCACGACCTCTTTTCACAAGTATGATTTTACCACCGTGTTCTCTTATTTGCTTTACTTCGTTGGGGAATCTGGTATCTGCTATGACTGTGTTTTGTCCTTTATATCTTCCTATACAACTGTCTACCCATATGCCGTCATACATTTGACCACGCATGACTTCGGTTCCAAAGTATTGGAGAACCCATCTTGGGGTAGTCGGCTTTCCAAATTTTTCACTCCAGAAAGCGTCTGGTTGTTCTCTCCAGTGTCGACTTGATTCTGTATCTCCTTCGAGCATATTCCTGTCCCAATTAAACATTGATGCAACAGCATCTTTCAGGCTTTTTGCAAAACTATCTTTTTGATATCCATGTTTTTTTACTAGTCTATCAGACACAGTGCCTTTGCCAGAACTTATTAAACCTACTACTCCTATTAGCATAAGGTTTATTATACTATTTTTTTAGACGTTTTTCAATCTCTTTTATTGCTTCTCTCACAGATTTTAGTATCTGAGATCTGAGGCTTTTCTTTCCCAGTTTTAGTGCTTTGATACTCATAATTTCCAATTCTTGAACCAATTGCTCAAGTTCATCTAGCGTAAGATCAGAGTAGTTTTTGTAATTGGAGTTTGTCATGACTGGGTATTTAAAAGTGTTTGAGGATGAATTAACCAATAACAAAACTGTGCGGTGTTCCGCCTTCTTGGAAGTTTCCTATGTCTGCTTCAAGTCTATCTATCTCGGCCTGTCCCTCGGCTTTCAAAGCATCGCCATTTAGTGTTGTGCCACCCTGTGGACCTGCAATGGTGTTGAATTTGCCTCTCGCTTCACCTAACATTATTTTTGATACTGCAAGTGTGTAATCTCTAATCCATGGCTTAGAATATATATCTTTGAAAAGTGTTATATCTGGTCTGAAGTTGTCGGTATGCATTAGTACAGTTTCGTTATCTGCTCTGGGTCTCTGTGTTATGGTTAATTTTTTAGTTGCTACATCAAAATGGAATTGTATGAAACTTCCAAACATTTTACCAACCATTTCTTGATACGATGCGAAGGCATAGTAAGTGGCTAAGCCACCTGTCGCACCTGCTCTCAGAAGATAAGTGTTGGTGTATGCAAGGTTGAACGGTTCAAACAATGTTCCGCCCTCACCACCTTCGGTTCTTGATCCTACTGTTCTTCTGTTCAAGTTTCTCACATTAACTATTTCGTCTGGTAAGATATAACTGTTTTGGTTTTTCTTTAGTTCTAGGAATGCATACGATTCTTCCACTGCATTCGACGATCGCTGTCTGAATTTGTTTACTGCTCTTTCCAGTGCCGTTTGATAGTGTTTTGGGTCCAATTCAACGTCAATCATCCCGTCACCGAGACTGTTTTTGACGTAATTGAATATTTCCTGTTGTCCTGTTTGTAGTTCTGACATACTCATATTTATAGCCTTTGCCTATGCAATAAATATGTGTGATATGCCAAGATTATCCATTTTTAAGCCTGAAAAGGGCAATGACTACAAATTCTTTGATCGTAACATTAAAGAGATGTTCCAGGTGGGAGGCACCGACCTCCACTTCCACAAATACCTAGGACCTTACGATCAAGGAGATACAAACAAGGATGGTGCGTCCTCGCCTACACAACCACAGTACTCCGGCGACAGTCTTAATGAGAGGACTATACAAGATCTTTTATTTCTAGAAAATAGAGACAGGAGATATTCCGACGATATCTATGTAGTCAGAGGCATATACAATGTACAAGATGCGGATTTTAATTTGTCACAATTTGGAATGTTCTTACAGAATGACACTTTATTTTTAACTGTTCATTTAAACGACATAGTTGAGAGAATTGGGAGGAAGCCAATGTCAGGTGACGTCCTGGAATTCCCTCACATGAAAGAAGATTATTCATTAGATGAAAGTATACCAATTGCACTTAAAAGATACTATGTGGTTGAAGACGTAAACAGGGCCGCAGAAGGATTTTCAGCAACATGGTGGCCACACCTTTTAAGATTGAAAATGAAAACTTTAGTTGACTCGCAAGAGTTCAGAGATATCATAGGTGACGCCACAACAGAAAATTCAGTTGCAAGTTACATGTCTACTTTCAACAGAGAGAAGACAATCAATGACCAAGTAGTTGCCCAGGCAGAAGCAGATGCACCGAAGTCAGGATTTAACTACAAACAATATTATGTGGCACCTATAGATGAAAGGGGTAATATCAGAACAGAAAATGTTAACACAGAAGACCAGAGAGCCAGTAGTGATAACACAGTCAACGCTACAATAGACACACCTGCAAGTTCGCACTATGGTTTTTAT